TTTAAGTTATTGCTCATTAAAATTTAATTTCTTTTTTCTCAGGGCAGGTTATGCCCAAATCGTTATACCGGCTTAATATATTTTTCAATTTGCTCGGCTTCATTATCATCCCACAAATAGTCTGTTAATTTATCAATTACTATCAGTGGCTCACCTGCACACATTTCTGCAAGGGCGCATATCATATATGCAATAGTTTTATATTCTTGTTTTTCTCGTAACTCTTTAATTGTTATCATTATTCTTCTCCTTTCAGCCGGTATAACCAGCCATTAGAGCCGAAGATGATAGCTATTGTCTGGTTAGTAGTTTTCGATTCAATTTTCAATTATCGCTCAGTCCGGCGCGGCTGAGCATTATCGTTAGACAGACTCCGCTTCGTCATACAAGCACCATTTGTCCGCTTTTTTCACAGTATATTTTCACTTCGGTTTTCAACATTTCACCCTGTCGGACATTCACGACCGGCGCAACTGGCGGCGCGGCTGGCGCCGGTTTATCTGATTCAGGCTTTAAACAGCATTTTTCGAAGTCAATATCCTCATTCGGTGTCACCAGCCAATACTCCCAGGCGGCGGTATTGCCATTAATCATTTCACCGTCGATACGAATTCCAGCCTGTTTGAGTTCAATATTCTTGCGCTGATTCCAAGCCCAACCAAAGCGCGAAACCAGTTCGCTATTGAGATGCCTCTGCCGGTCGGCAAAATAGAGCAGAACGAGCCTTTTCTTGCTCATTCTGATTTTATTATCTTTTGTGGATTGGACTTCCATTTCTATTTTGATAATTCGAGTTTTTCTTCCTGGTATTGATCATAGATTCTCTGAATCAAAATTCTAATCGGATAATAGCTCATACTGATCATCAATAGAATGAATATCCAATTTCTTTTCGATTTTCTTGTTTTCATAGAACCTCCGTTAATCAACTATCGGCGTCCAGAAGTGAACGCAGTTATATCCGCCGAGGCTGGTCAAGACATCCAATCCCTGGCCATTATCCATTTGCATTATCTCGTCAATCGTATAGACATGTCCGAGATGCTCAAGGCAAAACGGACGTTGGGCTGGCATTCCGTCATATAGAAACTTCTCGATCCCCGCCTGTTCGCAGACCTCGTGCATATAAGCGCTATCGAATTGCGCTATCGCGGTATTGGCGAGGGTAGTCGCGTTCGCTGTGGCGATCTTCTGCTGGATCAAGTCTGAGCGAAATTCTTTATAATCCATTCCGCGCCGCATGGCATGGTCCAGCGCCGTTTCGACCGCTGTCAGATGATCTTTGCGCAATTGCCGGAAGTTGACCATTTGCGAGGCTTTCACCGCCTCGTAACTGACGCCGAGTTTGCGAAAGTAGTTATCCCAAATCCCGCCGATCTGCGCCTGTGAATCCGCGACGACCCGGTCTATGATTTTATGCTCGGCGGGTGGTATCTGGAATGCTTTATGCAAATTACCTTTAAGTGTTTCGAGGTCTTTGACATTTTTGTGGGCGTAGATATAGGTTAATTCGCGTACAATCGCGGACTTGAATTGCCTGACACTGGCTTCCAGTTCGCGACGCGCATGGGCTTTGACGTATTCTAATTGTTTGCGATAGTTATACATATTTATAAATTAATTATTCAAGCTTACCGTATCCGGCGGCGTCCATTCTTTCTTCACAACCGCCGCCTGGATTTCTTCCGTAAATTCAAATTTTAAGGTCATATTCATTTTTGGATCGGCCTGCTCGTGGCGCTTATAAGGGCGTCCGGTTGGTTTGGCGATTATCTCGGCGGTGAATCCGCAACTGAAACAGTGCATACCATAACGGCGCTGGTCTTTGTAGAAATGATCGTCACCGGCATAATACATGCCGTTTTGTTTACCCTTCTCGGGATCGCGGTAATCGCGCCCGCAATTCGGACATCTCATCGCATCGCCTCCAATGTTTTAATTATCTTACCGACCTGATTACGATAGACGTGATCAAGATCCTCTGCAAACCGGTGATTTTTTAAAAAGTGGTCCAGCGCTTTACGCCGCTCTTCCGGCGGGACGTAAGAGACTTCATTCCAGAGTCCCCAGATCATCCTGAATTGTTTCGGCGTGGCATACTCAGGCGGGCGCGGCTGACGTTTCTTCCAGACGCCGATTTTGACTGCAGTAGCCTCAAGTTGCTGGATCAGATCGTCTGCCTGTGCTTTCGACAAATCCGTGCTGGATTGAGCGTTGTACTGCGCCATTATCGAATCGTACTCGTCCCGGTCGCCCTTACGGGTGCTGATCTTTAGTTTAGAGCAGAGCGTATGAATTTTTTTAATTTGCCAGGCTTCGGCCATGTGATACCCGCCAGATTGATTTTTTTAATAAGATCTTTAGAATAACTAAGGTGAGAAATTTAGATTCAGAACAGAGTCCCGATTCCGGATCCGCAACGCAATAGCGACCGTTAACCGTCCATGTGCATATATTCATAACGTCTCCTTAATCTTTTTAACCCAATAATCTGTTAACCAGAACTCACCCCTCTCTAAGTCACAGGGATAGTTCCCGGAAGCAATATAAATCTCTATTAATTCACCGACGGTATAGGCCGGATAATCTCTTAGTCCGGTCGGTGTGCCGGTCAAACAGACAATCATTTCGTTCTTTTCATTTAGTCCCCAAACATCATATAAAAATAATGCCTTCGAGCCAAGTCTGATGTTATGATCGTGAAAGAATATTGCCGTTTCGAGATCAATCACAGAATCTCTCTTTAGTAATTCATAAGGGTCAGATGCCTTGTAAACCAGCACCTCGCCGCACGGCATCACAACCCTTTCGTATTTACTCTTATCTTCCATCATAAACTCGCAACTCGCCCGCCTGACCAGACGCAGTCGGGCAGGCAACTCGTAACTCGTAACTCGTCACTATTTTAGTAGCGGTGGCGGGATTTGAACCCACGATTTCCAGGTTATGACCCTGTTGAGATGACCGCTTCTCTACACCGCAATTGTTCATTAGATCGAACTCATATTCAGGTTGATAGTTCTGAATCTGTCCGTGCCGGTTGCGCGGACCCTGACATTCAGATATTGGCGCGTGCCGCATACGCTCAGGGCTTCATTGATGATCGTCATAGCCTTCTGCCATTCTTCGTCTTTGATATTCAACGCGCGCAGTTTGAGGATCGCCTGTATATTGATCCGTCCCTGTTTGTCAATCTCGAAAGCCTGATCAACGACCACGACCAGATTCGGATTAGCATTCGATCCCCAGCGTTTTAGACAGTTATCAATCAAGGCTTTCGCGATCTGAATCCGTTCGTCGAATCGCAGGATGTCGTGCATAGTGAATTCGACCTGTTTATCGCCGCTGAAGTTTGTCAATGTAATATTGCCCTTTCCGGTTATCACGACGCCCGCCTGCTTTGCAATCAATTCCTGATAGGCGCGGATCTTATTCATCCATTTCGCTTTCAGGTTTTGCAGGTTCTTTTCGAGTTTCAGGGCTTCATTCACAACGCCCTCGACGGTCGCATCCTTTTTGCGATCTGTCGGAGCCACATACGCTGGCGGTACTAACTTCCCGCGCGCGTCAATCCAATCGCCGTTTTCGTTTTTCTGTGCCATGATATTACTCCTTATTATAATGTTAATAGTTTAGCCGACTCCGCAATGATCTCGCGGTTGACCGGCATGTCATTGATCCGGGCTACCCGGATACTGCGTCGGATCAGTTTCACCAGGATTCTTATAGACCCAGCTGAATGTTCGTAAAACGATTCGCATATTTTTTCATCAGCATTATCCATCATCGAATGCACAATCGCACATACATCTTTCCGGTTAGGCGCATCTAATCTGGCGCCGATTCCTATCCGGGAAAAAATGTAAGCATAATCGCCGCGCAGGGATTTCATGCGGGTCAGAAGTTGTGGCAAGCCGCAAATCAGAACTCCGCAACCGGTACGGTCATGGATACGGCGTAATACGTCGATAGCGCGGACCGGTAAATGCTCAACCTCGTCGATAAACAGAACCATATCGGAGCCGTCCAACTTGTAAACTAATTCCTCAAACATTTCGTGCAATCCCAGGCCGGATATGATTCCAAGGCGGGCGCAAATTTCTCTTACCATAACCTTGGCAGTATAGGTCAGATCGGCTTCGATTATAATGACGTTGGAATGATTCCGGGCATATTCTTTTATCGAAAATGTCTTGCCGATTCCAGCCCGGCCCGTAATGATACCAATCTCTTTTTCGATGTTCACCATTTCGGCAATTTCAAAAATTGTTTTGCTGATTTTCGTTTCAACAAATTCCGCCGATGTTGTGTAATCGTTTTCATTGTCATTATTATTGATAATATCGGTAATAATCTCAGACTCGATCAACTTATCCTGGTTGTGAAAATTTGAGAGATAATTGGCAATCTTAGCCTCAAAATTACCCGTGTTACCTTTGTATTTACCGGCTATGTATTTACTCAGATTAGACCGGTCACAGCCAATCGCCCGCGCCAGGTTTGCGATTGTGATTTCCTTACCATTTGATTTTGAATCAATCAGCAATTTTTTTAAGTCGTCTCGAATGCTCATTTATTTTCTCCCTCGGTTAGATTGTTATCGTAATCCTTATCGGTTTTGAACAGGTAGATTTTCTTTTCCTTCTTTACAGGCTCATTGAAATCGGCGAGCATCTTAATTTTTCTCGTTGGTTTTAAAGACTTTGCGTCTTCCGGCGTGGATGCCGGCAACCTTTTTATCTCAATGTAATTCAGGTTTGCGCCCTTGATCAGCGCTTTGGCGCGTTGAATCGTTCGCTTTTGTAATCCGCGTTTGGTTTCGAGGGTGTATTTTAATTGTTCGACATCTTCGGGCGTCCCGAGTTGCGCCGCGGCCGGATGTATCTGCACTGTGCGGCGGGCTTCGCAAATGAACTTTGAGCCGACATAAACCAGAATTGAATTAAGGTCTTGGACATTGTATTTAACTCTGAATTGCGTCCGGTTGCCTTTTTCGTATTGATATAGATTGTCGTGAAAGTAATAGCCGCCCAGCAGACGAATTCCATTGCGCGTCAATGACTTCGCTGTCGTTTCCATCATTAAGTAGTCGAGTTTTTCAAGGCTGATCTGGCGGTTGTTAAAATCCGGCTGTTGACGCACCTTTGCCAGTGATTCATTGAATACGTCAATCGGCCGACGGCCTTTCAATGGCCCGGAAGTTATCGGGCGCTCGGAGTATTCGCGAAACCAGTTATTGATAATTATCACTGCTTCCTGGATTGTCGGCGTAGCCGGATTCATTTCTGCATAGATAGCGCGATGAACCTTTTCGCCACGATTCAGCCGGGCTGGTTTATTGCTAATCGAGTTGCCGCGATAGGTTGGCAGTTTGCGCTCAACTTCGCCAAAAGAACCGAAAAAACGCTCCACAGTTTTTGATTGCCCGTGATAAGGCCAGGCAAAGATCACGTCCGTATGCAGGCGCTCGAATAGACCACCGAATCCGGTCGCTTCAAAGTCTGACCGGGTGAAAAACTTGGCGCGGAAGGCTTTGCCGTTATCTAAATAGAAAACGCGCGGAATGTAGCCTAATCCGATAATCGTATTGCGATAAGCCGCGCAGATCGTTTGCGTGTTCTCGGTCGGCATAATCTCCCAGCCGAGCGGCATATTGCTCTTAAAGTCGTAACATAATATCAACGCCATGCGGCGCGGCCGGCCGGTTCCCGGATCCAGAATATCGAAGTCGAGCATGTGACCATCAGCCACTACAATGTCGCCAACCTCTATTCTGGACCGGTCTCTTTCGATATAAGGTAGCATTTTATCGTTCAGTGATTTCTGGCCTTCTCGTAAAAAGGTCGTTACATCCGCGTTTTCCCGGACGTGATCCTCGATCAGCCGACGCAAGGTCATGTCGTTAGCATTACAGATCAATCCGCGCACTTCGCAGATCTGGCGGGTTGTTCTGATCGCCTCACTGATTTTAGGTTTGTTCGGTGAATTGTATTGCTGTAATAGAATTGTTTTTACTTCGTCGTCAACATTGCGCTTGCCGCGTTTCTTGCCCCATCCCGGAGCGAGGCAAAACCAATCCATGTTATTATCGGTCAGCGCTTTATTCCAGCGTTCGATGGTTGGATATGTGATCTTGCCGGTTATTTTATATAGATCGGGGAGCGCCTGTTTGTTATAGCCATTGCAAAACTGGCGCTTAGCCTCGACCTTGTTTATATTCTTGTGATTTAGGACATATTCATTGTACCGTTTCAGTACGTCATGGCGCGCCTGGGCTATTTCCTTTTGCCATTCCTGGATGTCGGCGCGCTCCGGCTGAACCGGTCCGGCATTTTCCATCCAGTAGATTTTCTGCGCCTCAATCGGCAACGACGAAAGCAGAATCTCGTATTGTAATCCGCCATTGCCGCGCACCTGGCGGATAATGTATTTTCCAGATTTGATCTGTCTTTGAATTGTTCGATTTGTAGTACAAAGTAATGTCGCACCTTTATTAATGCCAATCCAAATATCTACCGTCGATAATTGATTGTTTTTGAGTGTCGTACCTTTTGTCGCACCTTTCTTTAAAAGCTGCGACGCTCCAAGCATGGCCGCAATGACACTCTTATCTTTAATCTCTGAGTCTGTCATCATTGACTGTATATGCGTTCTTTCCATCCCTCAACCTGCTGCATGTTCATTTATTCTGTGAATAGATTAAACTGCCCGTCGTTCTGAACCCGCTTGCGAATACCAACCGTTTTCGCGGTCACATCATCCAGCATATTAATAAGGACCGCGCGCGCGTTCGGACACGGTGCTTTGAAATAGTCTATCATCAACTTAATTGTATTGGTCACGCATTCCTGGTAATAGGCTACCATTTCCGCCGATTCGCTTTTATCCTTTGCCACGCGCGGCAACTTCACGAATACGCCGCCAAAGCGCTGACACATATATCGCACGATCCGGTCGTCGCCCTGGGCTTTCATTAACGCGATGAACTTCCGCAATCCAATATCGGAGTGCGAGGGTGAGTCCTCATTTAATCCCATCTTGTAAACATAATTCGATGATACTCCGAGGATCTCAGCCAGTTCGTCTATGTTAAGTTTACCCCTGTGAATCAGATTATAAACCAAAGTATATAGTTCATCCATTTGAATGCCTCATTAATATTCACTTCAAATGTTTGCTTAAAATTTGAATTGCGGGTTAAATGTTGAGTGTTTAGATTCATTAGGTTATTTGAAAATTCTAATATGACCGTTTAACGATGATGTCGTTATATTTTTGTAAAGCTTCAATGTAACGGAAAAACCTGGTAGAGCGCGCTTTTATCTTTAAATATTTTGCTACTGCGCTCTCGGAGATTTGTAATTCTCGTGCGGCCATTCTCGGATTTCTCCCATTGACCAGGAGAATACCGCGCATTTTAATTTCATCAACACAACGATCACCAGAAAGGAGTGGACTCGTTATCGGCTTTCTGCCGCGCTTTTTGACAGGTTTCATTCAGATCCTCATTTTTATATTCAAAAATCAACTCATAATCTGAAAGGAATCTAATACATAGATGGGAACTTGTCAAGTATTTTCTACATAAATGAAAAATATTTCTGAAATATTAAATATGATTATGTCAATAGAAAATGTATCAAGTGATGTAAAACTACTTAATATATTAGATGTTAGCGCATCTACATTATCTAACTGGCGCAAGCGCGGTACTATACCTTTTGATGTTTTGTATAAATATTGTAAGAAGAGAGGATATATCTTAAATGATATACTGGATGACGATACTAATTCTTCATCCGATACTGTTCACGAGCCTCGATCTCAATATGGTGATCCTCATGACAAAATCATTCAGCGCTTAGAGGAGGAAAACCGCCAACTCAAAAATACGATAGACATCATTCAAACTATGATTAATAAATCTCATAATAAGTGTTAAACACCCGAAGCATTATCACACTATCTCAAATTACCAATTATCCTTTTATATCTTATTATTCAATTACTTAGTACCCCTACCATTATCTCATATTATATGTTATTCAATAGCGAGGTGGTACAGCGCCCGGCTTCAATTATCAAGGAAATCGTCGAAAACAGCATCGACGCCGGCGCTGATGAAATTATCGTTGTCATCCGTAATGGCGGTAAGACGCTCTGCGAGGTGGTTGACAACGGCGAAGGCATGAATC